CCACAACATAAAGCCACCAAAGTACATGCGAACAGCAATATTATAATCCATTTGGCCATTAGAAAACACACGTGTTTTCTTTCCAAACTTCTTCTTCTCATCTTTTAGAGTATCTTTATAAATTGTCTGCTCGCGTATACCTTGGCTTGCTTTTTTGATACGATCGCTTACACGATCACGAAGTTTGTCAGAGATCCAAGTCTCTCCAGTAGAATTATCGAATCTAATATGTTCTGTTTTACCAGGCATATGAGACTCCCAAGAATACCCAGGGGATGTGGATCTATCCAAAGCTCCATATGAAGATTCACCTTCAATTCCAAAAACTGCTTCTTCAATGGTGAAGACGCGTCGAAACTCATCACATTTATGTGGAGAAATACTCTCCAAACATTGTCCAAGTCCCTTCGCAACCTTCTCCATTAAAGGATCAGTTTCTGGATTGAAACCAGCATATTTTTTAATCCCAGCTAAAAGCGGATCAAAAATCTCTCCATCCTTCATATAAGGCTTTAGATGTACAGGTTCCATTTGAGGCTCAAATGCATACCCATAAATCTCACTCTCTCGTAACTTTGATCGAATTGGCTGTAAACACGCAGTACTTACAATACCCTGAACAAAGACACCATCACCAAGATTGGGCAACTCACAGTCAGTCTTCAACTCAACTTTATTCTCAAAATAAAATTGTTGCTGAGTCTTAATTGTAACCTTATCCAATCTTGTAATAGCGTCATCAATCAGTTCACGATAAATACTTGTGCCAACAGACAACGAATTCTCTGATCCTCCTACATGGATACCAAAGAATTTCCTCGAGAGAACGGGATTTATAGCAGTCAATGGAGCCCCACAATCACCGGCTTCCGTAGTAGCACGATAATTGAAAGACGAATCCAACAAGAATGAAGATAACTCACCTTCGTTCTGAATAGGGTCAGCGGATATAGTGACATTTGTAAGTGTTTGCACATTCCTTCCAGAAGGTGTCAACACTGACAAATTGGCACTAGACCCGACAACCTTTTGCAAATCAGCATGAAGAACAACATGGCTCTTTACACTTGACACAACAGGTAAATCTCTTGTGTCAATCCGAATCAAAACTGCATCACGAGATTCTTCCTTGTTCAATGCTTGCCACTTGCAGTATTCTGCAATTGACATACAATCCGGAGCTTTCTCAAGCTCAGAATTGTCATTCAACAAGGGAGCAACCGTGACACAGGAAGTAGGTATAGAAACAGTAGAGCCACTAACTGATTGCAAAACAACTTTTGATCGCTGATTCCAATCAAACATTAAATGGCCAAATGTCAAATAATAATTCTTTTCTATTCCAACGAGCATACCTAAAACTCGCTGGCTTCCAAAAGAATCTGACATCATCTTAAAGGTATTTCGCTCTATCGACTCTCTAGATTGTTTATGTTGAGAATCAATACAGCCCTCTTGTAAGAATCTAGGTAAGCCTGCTTGTCGTGGCTTACGAGGTTCTTTTGCGTACATTTCCTGCAATAAAATCTTCACAGATTTTATTTCAGGGATATTTTTAAGAAACAAGGGAATTACGATACCATCTTGAACTTCAAGTTGTATCTCAC